ACTTCCTACAATTTGCTGCGGGTGGTGGTGTGTCCAGCAAGGATGAATTGCTGAATGTGGATATCTTTTCGGCGACTGGAAAATTGTTTAATGGCGGGGTACCGTTAGAGACGCGGTCCTCGTTGGTGTTTACGGAATTTGGTATGATTCCGCTAATGGTGGCCGAAGGATATGTAGGAGCAGCGGCAAAGGGACGCGGTGGGGATGCTGAGAAATTAGGGCGGTGTGTAGACTCGGCGAATCATCTTGGAATGTGGGATATATTGGACCGACGTATTCGTTCCTCACAGGCCTGGGCACTTATGCCAGCGGCAGTGAATTCTGTGGTTGCTGCTGCAGGAGCGGCGGGTGGACCAGCACCGTTTCAAATCTTCCCCCAGTGGTTGGGTAAGATGTCCAAACGCTCTAAGCATATGCGTTGGGACAATGATATTCGCAGTAGAACTGGTATTGCTAACGAGACTGGACTATTGGATGCTCGTAGTACATGGCGGGCTCGGCTGTTTGCCGCCGGTCAAACTCCTTCGTTGATTGTTGACAGGTTACTGGAGTACGGCTTAACACGCGATGATATGATGGAGGCACTGACAGATACAGCGTTTGTAAGTGGCGACGTGACACTGGATTCCAAGGTCAAGGCGGCTGTCACACGGGAATTTAATAAACGGGCTCCTGCTATGGATACTGTGCGTGCTGATGAAGAGGATGATATTGATACTGATTCAGACGATGATTTACTTGGGTGACCAGGTATCATAATCAAAATCTTTTTCACTGGGCCAACCCGTAACAGCATAGCCGTCAACGTGGTAGGTATGGCTGCCACCCATGACTAAATTGTACAGTTGTGTCTCTGGCGGTAGTTCGTAATTTTCAACTGTTTGAACAACACGGCTACCGTCCACTGTCTTCAGGACGATACCAGTCTTGAGGAGTTGTGTGCGACCTGGTCTGAGACCATCCAGGAATGCTTCGGTTTGGTTGCCATCTTTATCAATGACTGTATGGTATTTACCATATGTATTGTTGTCCACAACCGCAGGCTTGGCAGCGTAAAACTGCCTGTCGGCACTAATATGCGGGTGGTGACTTGACGTACTATGTTCATCGTTGATTTTTGTCATTGTATTGTTGCCCAATAATGGGCGGTGTAATGCCTTGACAATATTGATTTCGCCAAATGCACCTAATAAGGCCATGCCCACCTTCACATCTTCAATAGGGATTGTTGTTTCGTCAGCCAGTGTGACCAGGGAGCCTGCTAAGAAACAGGGTGCGACACCATACGTTGAACTAATATCAGGACATGAAGGTATAGTGGCTGTCAGTGTAAATATACGAAATACATTACTATCGTCACTATAATATGTAATAATTTTTGCGGTTGTTGCACCGGTATACTGAATAACATCTACAGGTGTAGGTGTAGGTACTATTGGATCTGGAGACACATTTGGATCATAAGGTAAACTTGTTATTGTATAAGAAGTTGCGTTTGGAACAGCATCCCACGACACATTAAAATAATAAGGATCGCCTGGTGAACCGTCGCCGCCATCAGGAAAAGTAAAAATGTCTAATCTATTACCTGGTAGAAAATTCGTGATTTGTGAAGGACATGATACGGCAGCAACAATAACTGTATTGATTGGTTCACAGCAACCCTCATCTATAAGGTTAGGAGCACCAATCTGGGGTTTTGTATACGCTTCGGCACCTTCACGACGAATAGTAATGATGCTACTGTCAACATTTTGAAGCTTTCCGCCCTCACGACTTTGAGGATTCTGTGCATGATACGCTGCTAATGCACGAGCACGAACATGTCGGGTATGGGCACCTGCACTTCTGTCTGCGTTCATTTTACTTGGGTCTTGATTTTTATTTATTTAGTTTTTCTCCTAACCCAAATCCAGACGGTTCTTCCGGTTTAGAAAAATGAATTGACATGTCAAGGAATTAATTAAGCAATGGCTTACTGCACAATATTAGGATGTTCTCATAAAGCATCCTTTGCTAAACAATTTATGATACCTATTTACTGTGCTTCACATGGAAAAGAGCACGGAGCAAAACCACAAACAAGTATATGCTCATGCGGTAGGTATAGACCTACATACGGAAATAAGGACGCATTACGACCTTCTCATTGTAAATCTTGTAAAACAGAAAATATGATTACTTTGCGTAATAATAATTGTAAAGAATGTAATGTGCGAGCAAGTTATGGTCTTATTGGAGGTAAAATGGACTATTGTGCGTCTCACAAAAAAGTGGATATGATTGATTTGTCTAATAAATTTTGTGAAGAAAAAGATTGTAAAACACTTGCTCTATATGGAACTGAATATAAAAAACCTCGCTTTTGTACTAAACATAAGAAAGATGGAATGTTTGATATCAAACATAAAATGTGTGAACACAAGGGATGTAATGCTCGCGCAAGTTTTGGAACAGAATGGAATAAGGCAAAACTATGTGCTTTACACAAAACAGAGTCAATGGAAAATGTTGTAACGAAACGATGTATACATAAAGGATGTGCTGCTGTGCCAACATTTGGACTAAAAAAAGGTATAGCAACGCATTGTGATGTTCATAAGTTGTCTGATATGATAGATGTAAAACATCTTCTGTGTAAGTCTGAAGGATGTAAGAAAAGACCTTACTATGGATTTGAAAAATACAAACCAATATGTTGTAAAGAACATAAGCAAGAAAATATGATTGATGTTTCAAGCAATATGTGTGCTAATGCTGATTGTAAAATTAGAGCCAACTTTGGATTCATTGGAAAGCGAGCAACTAAATGTAATATACATAAAACCACTGATATGATAGATGTTGGACATGAACATTTACGATGTCCTGGTCCTCCTGGTCAAAAAGGAGCTGATGGACGTTGTCCATTAGAGCAACGTGGAACGGCGAAATATGATGGATTCTGTACAACATGTTTTCCTATAGCATTTCCAACGGACCCACGGACGTTTACTATTAAGAAAAACTCAGATGAATTGATTGTACGAGACTTTCTATCAATAAATTTTCCAGAATTAGGGTTTGTTCATGATACGCCTTTGTGGACACATAACTGTGATTGTACTCATCGTAGACGCATTGATTTGCGAACAATTATTAATGGAACTATGCTTGCGATTGAAATTGACGAACATCAGCATAAATATAAAGATGCCAAAGATGAGATACTGCGATATGATGATGTATATATGTTATATTCTGGAAAATGGATATTTATACGATATAATCCTCATACGTTCTTAGATAAAGAAGAAAAACGTAAGAATCCCAAAAAAGAATTACGATTGGCTGTTCTAAAAGAAACTATTCAAAAACATATAGAAAGAGTAAACAAACATGAAAATTCTGGATTAATAGAAATAGAAAAGCTCTATTTTGACGGATTTAGCGTTTAAAGGTTGAACCTCAGAAAACTAAATTTTTAAAGTTTTGAAATTTTACTGTTTACATACGTGCAGGAAAGCCGACCAGGTTGGCCCCTAAGCCAAAACCAGCCCCTTGGCGAGCTGTCAAGCCTACGGAAGGCGACAGCAGATCGAGGATAGCGAACACAACCGCGGCGACCGTCGCGACGACCACGATCTCCTCAACATTCGGGACCTTGCGGGGGATGATCACCATCGCCACGGCGACGGCGAGGCCCTCCAGGAAATACTTAATGGCACGCGTCAGGAGTTCAGTGGCAGAGAAGCTGTCCATTTGGTCTTATAATCGGGGGTGCGAAAAAAAACCGCAATGACCGGGCTTGCGTTAAAATCTAAAGAGAAGAGTGCCTGGAGTGTATAGAAACAAATGGCTAACACGGAAGACAAGAAAGAAGTTTATCTCGAGGCTGACAAGGAAATTCCGGGGCAGCACTATGTATGTTTGAGCTTTCTAAGCCCTCAGAAGATCCTGAAGAATAAGGACCTGTATTTTTTCCAGAAGTTTCTAGTTGATTATGAGGTTCAGTATAAGATTAAGGCCACGGAGTCGTTTACTATGGGTCAGGCCGTCAAGCTACAGACGGCTGTTGCCAAGGTTCAGGATGCACTGGACAACATGATGATCAAGAAGGATAGCCTGAACGTAGAAGACCTCAGCGGTGCCCTTGCCGCCGTCAAGGAGGTGCGTGCTGGACTCGTCAGCGGCACGTCTGCCGACCTTGAGGCCCACGTCAAGGCGGAGATGAAGGAGTTCAAGGAGAGTGCTATTCAGGAGGCCTATGAAACGTTCCTGTTCAAGAACAAGAAGAAGCTTGAGGACGAGTTCTTTGCGGCCAACGATTTCCAGACGACGGTTCAGGGTCTCAAGGTGCGCGGCGTGTACGATACCTACAACGAGGCCGTGGGTCGTGCGAAGAACCTACAGAAGCTGGACCCTGCATTCAACGTCTATGTTGGTCAGGTCGGTTTCTGGCTACCCTGGGACCCTGAGCCGCACGATGTAGCGGACCAGGAGTACGCCGATGACCATCTGAACACACTCATGAAGAAGTACAAGGAGAATGAGCAGATGCGTGACGAGTTTTACGTCAAGACGAAGCAGGAGCGGCTAGCAGGTGCAAAGGTTCGTGCCGGTGATATTTCCGTCGGCCCGGTTGAATCCGCAGGCGTGAATGGCGGCAATGATGTCACACCGGTCAACGATATGTTTTCTCCTGACGAAGACCTGGCCATTCGACGCAAGCGTGAGCTTGCTGAGGCAAATAAGGTCCAGCATGCGTAAATTACTGTTTAATTAAACATTGTTTAACTATAAAATGTCCATACTTTGGTATTATGTATATAGCCCAAAGTATGAAATATTTCACCATATATTATCTAGTTGTATAGAAACCCATAAAGGGTTTGACCTTCGTCCAGTCTTTGTACCACAAGAAGCGTTTTCGAATACATATATGTCCAGTACAACCCACTTTTTCTCAGGAAACTCAGTCAAAATACAATGTTTGATTGACGCTTTAAAAGCAAACCCTGAACAACATATTATTTTTAGTGATGTTGATCTTATTATACAAACCACCGAAACGTTAAGGTCTTATCTTGAATCATACAAAGTATATGATATAACATTTATGAAAGATAATATGAGAGATAATACACGTAATATCGGATTTGGATTAATAAAGAGTACACCCGAAACTATACATTTCTTTGATTCTGTGCTTAATGAAATAGTAAAGACAAAGGGTCTAGATCAAGATATTATTAATACACAGTTAGCATCTTTTAAAGGCACATCATCTATGTTTACATTACCTGAAATTATACAATCTAATATGTTTGATACATATGTTCCATTTTATGTATTACAAATGCTTTGTGCTAATCAAGATACAAGCGATAAAAATATATTTGAAAAACTTATTACTGCTGCAAAATTATTAGATATTACTGATGTGCTACCACTTGTATCAAATGATGTTGTAGAAACATTACGATGGTATTTTAAAACACATTACCCATCGCATTATTTATCTCAGTTATGAACGCAGTATACGTTCTTTATCTAATAAAGAGTAGGTTTACTATGTCTGGTGATGCAAAACAATGTCCCTGGTGCCAACGCTGGTGCCTGAAAGATAACGCCTGTAATTATATTTTCGCCTGCGGATTGCCTACTAACGGGGCGTTTGTGGTTGATACAGGTTGCGGTAAGTCCTGGTGTTGGTCCTGTGGCAAAAAGTTTTGTGGAGTCTATATTGATCCTATTACGGGAAAGAAACGACCTGATGCAAAAGAAAGTCATAATGCGTCATGTTGTAGCGGTGAGGTTGGATTTATAGAGTCTGACTACTGTGGCGGCGGACATAACAGTCATTGTGAACGACGATGGGCCTAAACATGAAATAATTATTTAGGGTAGAAATGTCTACGGAAAAGACACCAATTATTGAAGCCAAGCACAATACATATTATGAATTAAATGAACCCTATGTACAACCAAAACAATCCAATATATTGGTACGATTCTTACGAAAAATTTATGAATTTATTGTAAAACCTCCAGTTCATTTTTAAATATCTATATAAAATAGAACTATGAAAAACAAATATTTTGGCTGGATAGCATTGCTTATTATAGGATTATCTGTCTATTTATACCGCTATGCGATTGTTTCCAATTATAGAATTTCGTCAGAAGCAGCAAAACAATATATCCAAACAAAGCAAATTGATCTTATTCTTGATGTACGCACAGAAACAGAACGCACTACACTAGGATATTATCCCAATTCAGTTCATATTTCAGGTGCTGAGTTAGACAAAGAAATGCCACGACGATTCCCCGATAAAACAATTCGAATTCTTACATATTGTAATACAGGTCACAGAGCACGCCTGGCTGTTGATAAACTCCAAACACTTGGTTATAAAAACGCTCGTTATATTTCATCAACGTATACATCACTTTTATAAGCAGGTCTAAAAAGAATATTCTATGAACGTCATAGAACCATGTCCGCGGCAGTTAAAAAGGTTGTGGCATCGCTACAAACTGACTTTTTCAAGGTATTGCCTACATTGAAAAAGAAACAACTCGAAGATGCTATTAAGTATATCAATGACCAATACTACAATAAGGGTGTGTCGCTTTTGACTGACGAAAACTATGACCGCTTGAAGGAACATATTGTCAAGACGTTTGGTCCGTCTGAGGCGACCGCTGGTGTCGGTGCCGAAGTTGCCACCAAGGCCAAGGTCAAGTTACCTTACTTTCTTGGGTCCATGGACAAAATTAAGCCCGACAAGAATAACCTTGCTGGTTGGGTATTAAGTTACCCTGGTCAGGTCTGTATTAGTGATAAACTTGATGGTATTTCGTGTTTAGTCGTCAAGAAGGACGGCAAGCGTGCGTTATACACTCGTGGCGATGGACATATTGGCCAGGATATTAGCTTTATGATGCCCTACATTCAGATAGGCGACTTTCCTGGTTTGGAGACATACGCTGTGCGTGGCGAGTTAATTGTGTCCAAGGCGAATTACGAAAAGGTCAAGGAAGGCCGTGCCGGTGCTCGTCAGATGGTAGCCGGTCTGGCCAACCAGAAGACCATGACCAAAGAACGCAAGGATCTTATGGCCTTAATTGATATAGTTGCGTATGAAGTCATTGTTCCTGAGGCTCTTACACCCATCCAGCAATTTACCTTGCTGGATTCCAAGTCAACGTTCAAGGTTGCACGCTGGTCGGCTGATAAGGAAGTGACAATTGAACATCTGAGCGATGTGTTGGCTAGCCGCAAGAAATCGTCGGCCTATGAGATTGATGGTATTATTGTGGCCCATAACAGCGTCTATCCTCGGCGTGAGGGCGGCAATCCTACCTTTGCGTTTGCGTTTAAGATGGAATTTGCGGACCAGATGGCCACCACGGAGGTATTGCGAGTGATTTGGGAGGCGTCAAAGGACGGATTTCTAAAACCTACGGTGAACTTTGAACCCGTCAACATTGGTGGCGTGACGATTCAGTATGCCACAGGATTTAACGCACGGTTTATTCACGACAACGGCATTGGTCCTGGTGCGTTTTTGGATATTATTCGCAGTGGTGACGTGATTCCTTATATTAAGGATGTGAAGGCACCATCCAAGACTGGACCGGCCATGCCTCCTGCAAAGTGGCATTGGAATGAGACTGGTGTGGATGCGATTTTAGATGATATTGGTGCGAATCCTGATGTACAGAAGAAGGCGTTGTTGTATTTCGCACAGACTCTGGAGATTGACTTTTGCGGCGAAGGGGCTATTGGAAAGCTCTATGACATTGGCCTACGTATGCCGGCAGATTTCTTTAAGATTACAGTTACGGATTTGGACGGCCATGGATTTGCTAAGGTGGGGGCAACCAAACTTGTGAATGCGATTGCGGCGGCCAAAAGCAAGGCTTCCGTGACACAGTGGGCTGTTGGTTCCGGTATTTTTGGTCGCGGTATTGGCACAAAGCGTATGGAGGCGGCGTTTGGCGTGATACCTCGTGATTTAGTGGCGACTGCAGATACTAAGGACAAAATTATGACGCAGGGTGGTTGGTCTGCTGAGTCTGTGGATGATATGCTAGCAAAGCTAGGCGAGTTTCGTAAGTTTTTGGCGAGCGTTGGAGTGGCAGCTGTGCGGCCGCCTACACCCAAGCCGGCGTCGCCCAAGGGTGCCAAGATGGCTGGTCAAATTGTGCTGTTTACTGGGTTCCGCAATAAGGAGTTGGAAGCGGCTATTATTGCACAGGGTGGTGTAGTCGCAGATACATTTAGTAAAAAGGTTACATTGCTGGTAGTCAAGGACGCTAGTGTGTCTAATGAGAAGACAAAGAAGGCTGCTGAGTTAGGCATTGCTGTGGAAGTTGCAACGTCCGTAGAACGGCGGCTGTAAAAAAATAATGTATATAAAGTAAGAGATTTTATGAAACATCTATTACTTCATCCAAAAGAAGAAGCATATATACTTTGTTATATTGCCATGTATTACAACTGTGATAAACGAAAGTGCTGGAAACAAATTGGAGAGATTATTAAAAAATATGGAACTCGTACAAATAAAGTTGTGTATAGAGGACATAGCAAAAAGGATTCTACTATAAAACAGACAACGCCATTTGTGTCTACAACCCCGAAGAAAGATATGGCAGATCTATTTGTTGAAAGAGACTGGTCTTTGCCTGAAGATAAACAACGTGTAGGGCACTTGTTTACAATTCATCTTAAAAATGTTCCCACGCTAAGTACACAGAACATACACTATACATTTACAAATGAAGTCAAAGAAGAACTACGCAAAATAAACAAGGGTAAATTGATTCAAAAGGGCAATGGAACCTATACATTGGATGAATTTTTCCCTAAGATAAAAGGATTAATAGAGGAATTAGTGTTTGATGAAGAAGCCCAGAACAGCGAGGAAATACTTGTATTAACAGGCGGAACATTTTACAAAGATTCTTCTATGAAAACAAAAGGATTTAAGCCGATTGACACAAATGATTTTGAAACCTGGTATACTTTTTCAACGTATAATACTACTCGAAAAAATAACAGTAAATAAACTTAAAAAAAATGATTACAGGGTTGCTACATTGTGATGTAAGTATCAACACAATGTATACACTATATATTCAGCCTGATTCTATTAGCCGCGATGTTTATGTTGCCGCTGCCGCCGCGTACAACGCAAAGCCCCTAAAGGAGCGTGATGCTGGTTTTGACCTGTATTGTGAGGGCGTTCAGGTAGGCGTTGAGGGTGTGACGAAGATTTCGCAGCAGTGTGTCGCCGGACTATGGGACCCTGACTTTGGCGGGTTTCGTGCCTACTACATGATGCCCCGTTCCAGCATTTCTAAGACACCGCTAAGGTTGGCAAATTCTGTCGGCATTATTGACGCAGGCTACCGTGGCAAGCTGATTGCTGCTGTGGATAATATTGATAAGCCAAATGTCTATAATGTATCACCTGATACGCGTCTATTTCAGATTTGTAGCCCTGACCTGAGCGTGTTTACGTCGGTAGAGGTTGTAGAGGTCATTCCTGGTGGACCCACGCTTCGTGGTGAGGGTGGGTTTGGTAGCACCGGTATTTAATACTTACGTACTAGGACTTGAGGGCCTTTTAACGTACCGCCACCGGTTGTGAGCATTGCACCAGTTTCGCCAGCCGCCTCCGCCGCTTCACGAGCACGGTCTGCCTCTGCCGAACGAATCCATAATTCGCGACTACCAATCTTAAAATCAGGAGTCGTAGGAGCCTTGTACCAAAACACACAATCTTCAATCTTGTTTGTTTTTGCTCCGTTATGAATGACTAGGCATTCATAGTTTTCGGTACACTGGTCCATAATTTGACAGAATAACTCAAAGGATGGAAAAATACCGGCAAACTGCTCATAAATCTTCTTGCGGGCACTGACCTGATTCTCACGCAAGATAAACACATAATCTACCTGACCTCTGAGGACTGGCGGAATACCTAAGACATACTGAAGGGCAAGAATGTACAATAGACCATAATGACGACCGTTCATAAATAGGGAACGAACGTTTCTATCGTTAATCCACTTTGTATCGTACATACAATCGTCCATCACTATGAATGCCTTGCGGTCAAGGGTACTTGTACCACGAGTATCCTTATCCTTGCGAATCTGCTTCATAATTGCGTCCTGGCGTTTCAGAACATTACCAATAATCGCAGGATTGAACTCCTCGTGAATAAAGAGACTTGGCACAATCGACGAATAAAAAGCGTTTGCACCTTCTGTACCTGATATGACCGTTCCTACAGGCATATGCTTTTTGTGCCACATTAAATCTTTAATCAAGTACGATTTGCCAGTACCACGACGACCAATCATAAGAATCACAGAATCGTCTGGAATAATACGCATATCAAACTTGCTTAACCGGAGATTCACTTGTGGGCGTGAACCCGTTGCATCAGGGGCCAAAGATGGAATCATAGAACTCAAGGATGTAGGTGCAGGCGGACGAGGAGGACCCCATACATTTTGTGTATTGTTTGCCATAGTATACATGTAACTTTGTTTTTTTTACAAACGTATATTCGCATATGCGTTTAGAGTTTTATCGCGTCTGGTTATTGAAATAAGACCCGGTATACTCGTGTAGAAATGGCCAAAGGACGTGGCAACATGAAACAACGTGGAGGTGGTCGCGGAGGGGGACGTGGGGGTGGTCATAATAGTTCAACTGTACCACGCACATCGGTTCATGTCGCAAAACCACTTGTTGCTAAACTGCCTGATAGCCTGTATATAACTCCTTCAAACGGAACTGTACCATCTCCTATTTGTGATGCATTACCTGAATTTCGGAATATTCAGTCTTATTTTTCAGCACTAGAACGTTTATGCCCAGAATATGGGGGTTCCACGAATGCTTACAAAAATACCTGGTTAGGCATATCTGGCGAAAAAATTGTGCGTTTAGAACGTATTGGCGATTCAGGCTTTGAAGCTGCTCTTCATCTTGTAAATGGGGCTGTTCAGCCAATATTCATCAAACGTATTCACTTGCTTGATGCAGCAAGTGCCATGGAAGGTGATTATGTATGGCCCATTGATGGGGCTTTACCGGCTCCTAGCGAATTATGGAAACGTGCGTTGTCAAAAATTAATGATCCACTTAATGAGGCCTACGTAGACACATTATTTGCCTGTGCTGCCCACAATATGGTCACTACTGGTCTATCACCTCATTGGTGCAAATCATTTGGAACATTTACTGCACGGGTTGAAAAATACCGTTACAATATATCTGATGAATATTACTCTATGAAAAAAGAGCCTTGGTGGAATCGCAATCAAAAACTAGGATTATTTACACTCTGCGAAACGGAGGAAGATAACGAGGAAGATGACAAGGAAACTAAGGCCAAGGTAGAGTCATTTCACACAACTGGTCTGTCTGAATTGAATGATGATGATTTTGATACATTAGATATTCCTGATGCGACTGCGATTGTAGAAAAACCTGTACAACCTCGTAAGGCATCTGTTGAAGATACACCTCATATTGATATAGATACAACACAACCTGTTCAGCTTACTGCACCTAAACTGCGGTTAAAGCGTATGAGCCCTAATACTGCTGATTCCAATGAAGATAGTGATGAAGAGGATGATGAGTCATATGAAGGCGATGATATTTTTGTTGAGTTTCGTGACTTTCCTGTACAAGTAACTCTTCTGGAACGTGCCGAAGGAACTATAGATGAATTGATTGACGACGAACATGAAGACTCTGAGACTCTTCAACCAACCAAGGAAGCTCGTTGGACATCTTGGTTATTCCAAGTTATTGCTGGACTGACTGTGGCACAGTATATGTTTGGCTTTGTTCACAACGACTTACATTCAAACAATGTGATGTGGTCCGGCACATCTCAGACTCATTTGTATTATCGTATTCGTAAGGCAGGTAAGGTAGTTGGCTTTATGAAGGTTCCTACATATGGTCGTATTATGAAGATTATTGACTTTGGTCGTGCGTCGTTCCATTTGCCTGATCCTGCCGGATTTTTTATTAGCGACGCCTTTTACCCTGGCAATGACGCCGCAACACAATACAATTGCGAGCCGTTTTATGATTCTGATGACGGAAAGAAGATTGAACCCAATACATCTTTTGATTTATGTCGGCTTGCTGTATCTTTAGTAGAATCGCTGTATGACGAACGTCCTGCGGCGAAAACCCCTGTGAAGATTATGTCCAAAGAAGGTTCTAAACTCTATACGGAAACCGTGTCTGATGTTTACAATATGCTGTGGGACTGGTTACAAGACGATAATGGTCAAAATGTATTGCGTAAGCCAAATGGTGATGAACGTTACCCTGATTTTGAATTATATCGTGTGCTGGCATCCAGTGTACATAAGGCAATTCCAAGCAAGCAGATTGAGCGTCCTATTTTTGAAGGCTTCCGTTGTAACGAGAAGGATATACCTCCCGATACCACAGTATTTGACTTATTTATTTAAAATCCTAGCGGAATCTTGTTATATACGCAGCGATACAATCCCTGTGTACAAACGTCGGGGCCAGGCGTCCGCAGCGGATCATTTCGCGTGATATCAGCTACAAACTTCTCAACGTTACGTGCTGTCCACGATAACAACATTGATAGGGCAACCAAAAGGAAAAATATGGTCCACAGGTCGTCCATTCTAAATGTCATAATGGTTTTCTTTTTTTACACCAATAAAACAGATAATGGCCGACTCCAGCTACCTACAACAGAAATTATATGCCTTTGGGATTCTGCTTCTAATTATTAGCGGTGCTAATGTTGGAATGGTTGCTTTAACAGGTAAGGATTACGTTACAAGTCTTACTGGAGCGGCGTTTGCAAATATGATTTTCTTAGCGGTTGGCATAGCTGCTGTATCATTAGCATTCTTTCGTGATGTCTATCTACCATTTTTAGGCCCGGCTGTAATGCCTTGTTCGTTACTAAAGCCAACTGTGCCAGATGGAGCAGATTTTGAGGTCAATGTCTATGCTGAACCCGGCACGAAGGTTATGTACTGGGCGGCGGAACCCGGCACGAAGCATTTACAAACCCTACCCGACTGGCGTAACGCTTACTTAGACTTTAAGAATGCCGGTGTTGCCGTCGCAGATGATACTCGTATGGCGAAGTTACGTGTTCGTAAGCCGCAACCCTATATGGTTCCCATGAAGGGCAAATTAAAGCCCCATATTCATTATCGTGTATGTATGAATCAAGGGTTTGTTGGACCCGTTCAGACTGTGAGTCTAAATCGTGAAGATTGGTTCGAAAATGTACCAGAGCAGTTTATCGATAGTGCTGACTCTGTAGATTATACATTTGGCGACGACCCTGATGAACCATTCTCAAATCCTACTAAAAACATTCAGGGGTTTTACAATGTGGATGAATCTGAAAAGCCATCGTCTGCTAGTATTGAAGCCCAACTAGAAAATGCATTTGCTATTCTAGGTGCAAAGAAGGAGGGATTTGAAAACTATGTGAGTCGTCAAGAACAGAATGCACCGTCTGATGTTGATACAGGATTTGACTATGTTCAACCTAGTACAGCCCTTGAGGAGGTCAATACGGTAGCAGCCGATACATTAAAGAATTCGCTTATGCCGGAAAACGGCGGATTTGTAGAATCAAATACTAAGGAAAAGGGAACAAGTATATCGTGGGCATTTGGTCCTACGCCATTCCAATAAACAGTTTATTGTGTAATTTAAATATATATGAATTATTCATTCATGTATATTTTAAGATAGATGGTAATGGATTTAAAGGTCTGTAGGTGTATTGCGATTGCCACCGCGAGAGGCAATCAGATCACGCTGCTTCGGCGTCGTGCATACGCAGCCACCCCCGCAGCTGTAGGATGCACCGCAGCACTCGGGCTTGCACTGATTGTTCTTGAAGATGAATAGGTTATCAGGACCGACCTCCACATCGGGGCCGAGGAGCGGCTCATTGGGGGCAGGGCCACGCCAGCTGCTGACACCCTTAGGCTTCTTAACAACGTTATCATAGGCACCAATTGCCTCATAGTCATCGCCCGCAGGTGCACCACCAAGCATGTAATCCGCAAAACCCTCAGAGGTCGGGTAGTTTGTGTAACCGTTCACCATGAGTAAATTGGCCAATAGCAAGAGGCCGAGCATCACTAAAACAAAGGTGATACGAGGCGACATCTTCTATTGTTCATCAAGATTTTCCTTGCATACGGCAGATTTGAGGGAGTATAATACCCAGTCATAGGTTTCATCAATGCGATTCACACCAATATCTGAAAAGTCACGAACAGCCATACCAGGATAATTATCCTGGAAAAGTGCAAAGGAACCAGACTCTGTAAACAAATTGTACCAACATTCTTCATGATGAATTGTACACAATGGTGGCTGTGCCCATTTACCGTTGGAATCTTGTATCCATACGGATGCTGATGCATACGCATTGTTTCCAAGGGGGATGGCAGCATGTACTTCTGAGCCAGACACTTTTACAACTCCTGATACCTTTGTAGGATTGCCAAACATATCCATTACGCTGTCGCCGGGGCGTATTCCACGAATATGTGCTGGGCCAGTAAGCGTCCAAATCTTTGTATTTTCTGTAAATACAGCCTCAGACGCTAAACTCTCTTTCGACGGTTCTGCGTAATGCTTCGTTGATTCATTCAACGTCGCGTGAACCTGACGATGCCATACTAGGAGATCTTCGTCATCCGATAATTCTTCCCAGTCTGCGAAGAGTTGAACTGTATTATTGGGTAGTACGACTGGTATTTTGCGACTGCTTGTAATTAGGCAGTATGTAAAGGGTACCTTTTCAGCAAGGAGTTTCGCATCAGGATGGTCTTCTACGTGAATTGGACCTAACTTAGTGTCGTAAACAATATGACTTCCTGACACACGAACACCATATAAGTTGTAGATTGGTGTATTTGCTGAGTCTAGAATCATCGTCCCTGTAACCTTAGCACCATCGTTGAGGGTTGTACCAATTGTAATGTCTTTGATGGGAACTGGACCACTGATTGTTTGTATTAGAGTTTCTTCTGTAAAACAGAAACTACTTAGGGCTGAACCACCAGCACCGGCTGCTGCAGCGGCTGCTATAGCAACAATGGACATACCGATAGCAAATATAGGCATAATTGGCCATACTATGAAAAATAAGAAAATCATCATAGCGGCAATAATAGCACAAATCACAATCATAATAATAATGACAAGTTCAATAAAAGACGCAATGGTCATAACTGTTGCTAATCCAGCGTAAATGGAACTGACTGCTACACCAAACACACGCTCAAATGCCGAATATAACTTTATAAATGTCATACGAGACTGATGTGCTATGCCATTGAAACGTCGCACAAATATATCTTTCATTTGGTTCCATTTTTCAAAGAGTTTGGCAAATAATGCTTTTACAGTAAATAACCCGCTGCCAGTCTGTGTTAATACATCTGTAAAAAGTTTGAATATTTGAAATATAGGTGCTAACATTGTTGCAAAAATACCATCCAAAATATACATAATTTCATCCTTAAACGTATCCGTTGCGAATTCTAGCCGGGTACGTGGATCTTCGTCTGGTTTGAACCAATAGGCAAAAAACAAATAGAGTGGGTCGTGACGATACTTTGACCAGTTTGCTGCTACTTCAGCACGTTTTTGATAGGCTCCTACACCTAAAAGCCCAAACGTAAGGGCCACCGTGAGGAATGCAAATGCCCACATCTTGAAATGGGTATATGTTTCTACATTCGAACATGTTCGCATTCATAAAATTTATTATAACAAATAAATAGATATAATGAACTGTCCGGAAGGCGAATACTATCGTAAATCCTATACTCGTAAAGGAGTTCGCATCGCTGGCAAATGCCTTCGCTCGCAGACGCGTTACGCAAGTAAGACAAAGGTGAATCACACTCGCTTCCGAGGTTTTAGAAAAACTAAACGAGCATTATCGTCTTGCCCCAAAGGATACATACGACGTGCTTCATATGTACGCTATACAAAATCCGGTAAACATACACTTGTGCCTGAACAATGTATACCTGATATGGGGGCACCTGGTAAGGGCTATAGCAATGGTCCCGGTATCGGCACATTACGTAAGGGTGAACTAGCAAAGCACGGATATTCTAAAGTTAGTACATTATCCCTAAGTGCTCGTCACGCTGCACTTGCCAAGGCTGTCAAGGAGTTTGGTTCCCTTGGTGTATGGCGTAAATTAAACGCAGTCTACGTGTATACCCGCCGTACAGCCCCTGAAGCAAGCAAAATTTTTAAGGCTGATAGGGATTGGATTCGTGTGACGTATGGAATTAAAGCATTTTAATTAATTAGGGACATGGGAAACTTCTTTTCCATTAGCAATTGGGACGACCATAATGAGTTGCTTGCTGAGATACAAAAGGGAAAAGTAAAGTGTGGTAATACAAAGGATTTGTCTGATGCCGACCTGTCTGGAGCCGACTTGTCTGGAGCCGACTTGTCTGGAGCTGACCTGTCTGGAGCTGACCTGTCTGGAGCTGACCTGTCTGGAGCCGACCTGTCTGGAGCCGACCTGTCTGGAGCCGACCTATCTGGTGCCGACCTGTCTGGAGCCGACCTATCTGGTGCCGACCTGTCTGGTGCTGACTTATCTGGTGCGAAAACAGACCTTTCCGGTGTAAATATCAATAACTCTAAGAATCATGAAAATAAGAAGAATAATGGTAACAATAAAAATAAGAATGCAACACCAACAAACAACGCAAAGAATAATACGTCTACCAACGGCGAAAAGAAGAACGAAGGACCTGCCAACGGCGAAAAGAAGAACGAAGGACCTGCCAATGGCACAAAGAAGAACGAAGGACCTGCCAATGGCACAAAGAAGAACGAAGGACCTGCCAACGGCGAAAAGAAGAACGAAGGACCTGCCAACGGCGAAAAGAAGAACGAAGCAAACGCCAATGGCACAAAGAAGGAAGAGCCTAAAAAGCAACAAGGTGGACGTGTATTACAAACATTAAAGGTCTACACAGGCAATAAACGTCGCACACGTAAGAACAAACGTAGAAACAATGTATAATTCTTAAATCAATTACACTATTTGTAATAGTTTTATTACAAATAATGTAGGCAAAAAGACTTATATTATTTAGGTTTGTCCATACAGAGAGGTCGGATGGCCACAACACTGCCCGATGCCACTGCTGCACCTGCCACTGCCGCTGCCACTAGCATTAACGCAGCAAAAATAATGGACTTATGGGAAACCAATTGGTCCGTCACTTTGTATAAATTTATCGGACTTACTGTTGTACTTTTAGCCATTATGATTGCTTTATTCCAAGTTGGTAATCTACAAGAAATCGCTAAAAACTTTCCCCGGTATCGTTGTAATCCTATGATTATGCCTTTTGCGTCGAATTTTGGCTATGATACACAGGAAAATTTTAATTTTTGTCTTAACAATATTTTTAATGTAAAGGCCATTGAAGTATTTGCTCCTATTTATCAATTATTAGGTGTATTTACAACAATTGTGACACAACTTGTGAATGTGGTTCTTGGTATTCGCAAACTCTTTTCAAACTTCTTGTTTGGCGTCAATCAATTTGTACGTAATGTTCGCGACCGTATTCAGCAACTCTTAACTACTGTACGCATGAGCTTAATACGCATTAATAACTTAATGGGACGCGTGTACGGCTCTATGTACTCAGTTATTTGGATGGGTGTATCCGCATTGGCTGCCGGTAACAATGTTGCTAATAACGACCTTGTAAAATTCATGTTCGAATTTTGCTTTGACCCCGAAACTCCTGTACAACTTGCGGATGGCTCCTATACTACTATTCAATTACTCAAAATTGGCGATAAACTTGCTTCAGTGGATGGTAATCCCAGCCCTGTTGTAACATCTACCTTTATCTTTGATGGCAGTAAAACACCCATGGTATCAATTCATGGTGTCTATATGAGTGCCGAACATTATGTACAATATATGGATTCATGGATGCCTGCGAAAGCACATCCTGATGCACGACCCGCGTTATCTAGTTCACGATTAATATGCCTAAATGTTACGGGACACATGTTTGGTGTTGGTAAAAAACAGGTTATTGTAGCAGACTATGATGAACATAGTAATTCGTCTGTTGTAGCAGCCACACAGAATCTTGCATTACGTACATTAAATGGAGGTGTATTGCCAAAACACCCTGTTGTCAAAGATTACAGTCTTGGTATGGACAAACTCTTTTTAATCCGCATGGCCGACGATTCCTATAAACTAGTGGGATCTGTAAAGATTGGCGATGATTTACATGGATGTGGTAAGATTCTGGGTGTCGTACATGAATTATGTGACTCTGTTGTTGGTGTAGATGGATTGTATGTAGCAGCTGCACAGCCATTGATGGATACGGAATGTGGGGCGTGGGTACGTGGCAAGTATCATTCAAAGTTTAGTTCTGAGCCTGGACGTTCACTTGAATTAATATCCTTTATTACCGAACATTGTAGTACTATTACATTACATACTGGCACCAAAGAGTTATTTACTCGTGATTACCGTGAGGTGCCATTGAAGGAAATGGAAGATGCGTATGTGACACAGTTTGCGTCCTAACAAAAATGAATTGTCTTTATTCGTTCATAGATTGTATTCAAAATGCTGTCTATGATTAAAACTATGATTTCGTTGATGTCGATGCTTTTCCCTGTGGCCTTCTCGACGGCCGTTTCCTGTGTCAAGGCTGGCGATCTGGCCAAGAACTTTGTAGTGACGATTAGCAATGATGCTCCAACCTCTGGAGCAAATGTCACAACGACCTTTGACTTTGATTTGGATGCGGTGATTACCGGCGGGACAGCGTATTACTCGGCTACGCTCAATGGTCTTGGTCCGTTTACCAGTCAGGCTTCCCTTTGCGATGAAACTGCCAAGAGTGGTGACCCGTGTCCTTTGGGTGTTGGTCATCATCATCAGGAGTCTACGGCTACAAACACGGTGGCCGGCAAGGTTGTCACAACAATTACATGGAAGGATCAGAATGCTGCTGAAATCCTTTGTGCCGTAATTACGACGAAAAGCACGTGAAAAAATTGAATGTATATTTTTATGTGATATAACTGTCACATAAAACTATGGCTTCCGTACAATCTAACGCTTTCTTTCTTTACAATCCTGCCGATGCGTCACGCCCTGAGAACGAGCATGTTCTTGTGGGCGTGAAGATTCAACCTTCTGCGCCGCCTGATGCCACGCGGCGGCGGCCTTTCCATCTTGCTCTTGTCCTGGATACCAGCGGAAGCATGGAGGGTCCGCGTATGACAGCACTTTGTCGCACGCTTCATCTCCTTATTGACGAACTGTATCGTCATGATAGACTGACCATTGTTGAATACAATAATGATGCTAGAATTCTGGCCGTTGATGTTGTTGTATCCAATGAGGGTCGGATGCAACTTCATACGATTGTCAATGGTCTAGTGGCCGATGGTGGCACGAATCTAGAGGCTGCCTTTGGCGAACTCTACAGGATTGTTCAGAACCCCGCTGTATCACCTATTGATTCTGTCTTTATTCTTACGGACGGCCATATTAATAACGGTATGACAAATAGTCGCGGACTTATGAGTCTGCTAATGCGGGCACTTCCTCAGGGTACGCCTGTTAATACGCTTGGGTATGGTGCTGACCATAATGCTCGGCTACTGCGTGATATGTCCCTGCGGTCAAACGGCTCCTATACTTTTGCGGATGCCGATGAAATGCTGCCAGCAATTATAGGCGATATTACTGGTGGTCTGGCGGCAGAAGTTGGTCGCGGAGCCATGTTGACGCTTCCATCAGGATGGTCATGTATGGAACTTGGTGCTAAGCCTAACGCGGATACGTATACCTTTGGGCATCTGGTTGCCGAGAAGACACACTGGATTCTCTTGAAGGGTCCGTTGCGGAATCAGTATGTGCCTACAGAGTTTATGCTATCTTATACATATGATGGCGAATCTTATGCGTCAAATATTCGCATTAATGGCGTTCAAACCGTTGATGTGGCTGTACAGCGTGACCGTGTGCGGGTTGCTACGACATTTGGCCGTGTTATGGAGATGATGGAGGCAGGGCAAATGGCAAACGCACGGCATGACCTTGATGTGCTTGCTGCGGAGTTGGACGCATCAGAGGGTAAACATGACCTTATGGCTGTTCGTCTGCGTGCTCAGGTAGAAGAGATGCTTGATTCCCTGCGGGCTGCTATTCGGCCTGGACAACTACAGCGAGTGCCTTACATGGGTTCTATGATTAGCCGTTTGGCCTCTGATATGAGCGCACTGGGAAATCAGCGTGGTCTATTGTCCTCCCGTGTAAGCACGATTGTGGACGACCCAGTCGAACATGTAGCATTGTTTAGTAGTCCACTACAGCGTCGCACGACGACAAGCATGACACAGCGATATGAGGATATTGTTCATCATGAGTAACTAGTTTATGTTTAAATCTGTTAAAAATTTTTAATATTCTAAACTAGAATATAATGATTAAAGATTTTATTACCCTGGTATTTATTGTTTTACTTTTTGCAGCCTTAACACCCGGCCTTTACTTCACGTATCCGAGAAATGGACCTAAGTTTGTTGTTGCTTTATGCCATGGTGTTGCCTTTGCTTTAATCTTATACTTTACACACTCCATTGTGCGTAACTTGTTTCGTAAAGTTAATGAGGGTTTTAAAGGACTTAGAGGAGGTATAACACAAGAAGATCGTATCGCGAACGCAACCACTGAGGTTGAAAAGGCCGCACAACTAGTTGCTAGTGCCGAAGCTGCTGGAGACGAAGTCGCACTTCAAGAAGCACAAGCCACCCTACAAAATAGGACCGCTTTCCTGAATAGGGTTAGGGATAGAGCTGCTAACGCTGCTGCCAAGTCGGCCCGCCGCGCCGAGCGTGCCGCCGCTGCCGGCGCTGAAATGCCAATTATGAACCAAGCTGCGGCCAAATTTGCCGCTAGAGAAGCTGCTCGTGCCGCCGCCGCTGAAGCTGCTGCAGCAGAAGCAGGTGCCGCCCTGCCTGCTCAGCCTGAAAGCGTGTCGCTGACCGCCGCTGCAGACGCTGCTTCTGCCGCTGCCATTAAAGCCGCCACTGCTGCTGAAAACGCTGCCGCTGCCGCTGCTGCTCAAGCACCAGTAGCTGCCGCATATTAAATAAATTTTTAAAATATATAACTGCTACTACTATTTTTAAAACTATAGTATTAACAGAATATGGATTCCTCGGATATTACAAAAAACCGCAAAGCTAAGGCCATATACATTGACCAACTTGCGACGTTTATAGCAAAAAACCCTGGTGGTGACTGTGGAAAATTAAGCACTTGTACTGGGGTTTCGTCCTGTGTAATGACATTTCCGAGTTACGAAAATAAATACGACTTTTTTAATGGAAAAAACATCTGTACGGGGTGTGCGTGTGCGGTGAACGGCGGTAGTAAGTAAGAGATTGTATAGTAAGATATGTCAACAGAAAAACCGGTTGCCGATCGCATTAAAGAAACAGTCACTATTCTACAAAAGTTCCGTGAATTAGGAATACCTTTGGAATCGCCCGAAGTTAGCGAGCTTAAGGGGCGATTTAATGACTATATACGTGACGGAACGTGCTGGAGCGGTGCTATATCCTTTGCTAAGTATGGACGTATTGTTGACGTAAATTTGCCGAAACGTGCTGATAAATTAGTTGAAGTCACCTTACGACTGCCACGAGCAGGAGGACGAGGGTAATTTATAAACTAGTCTGACCGAAAACAATTAAAATATTTTTCTGTCAGTAAAAGAGATGTCACGCGACGCATCTGATACAACGAAAATGAGAAAACAGCGTGTTTTATTTGCGGATAAGGTAGTACAAGAAACTACTTTGGGTGCAAATATTAAGAACTGGTTGGTTCTTGAGGGTGGACGAGGTTATCGTACCATTGCGGATAATGAATATTACGTATCTGTTCAGGGCGGCGCACTCGAAACAACTCCAGCAGAGGAGCAGAGTTATATAGATAGTGTAATCCCACCAATAAATACTCCGACTGCTACTGTTCCAAATCCGCCAACAAGTCTTGCTGCAGCAACAATAACTACTACGTCTATTGTTGTTTCCTTTACTCCTGGCACAGATGGTGGTTCGCCTATTACAAATTATGAATACTCGATTGATGGTGGTTCAATATTTACTGCGTTTAGCCCAGTTCAAGCATTAAGCCCCATTACAATCACAGGACTTTCATCAAATACATCCTATACGATTAAGCTAAAGGCCGTAAACACGATTGGAGCAAGTATCGCATCGTCCTCGCTAAGTGTAACAACAGCTTCAGTTCCTGGAGCACCAACCATTGTATTTTCTTCCTCAGGAAACACGCTTGTATATGTTTATTTTACATTAGGCACAAATAGTAGTAGCGTTACCAATTATACGTATTCTACAGACGGCGGTTCCAACTTTACTCCATTTTCTCCAGCAATTAGTACAAGCCCAGTGACAATTACAGGACTAACAAATGGAACACCTTATGATATTGTACTAAAAGCGATTAGTGGCGATCTAACAAGTGACGCATCCAATACATTCTCTGTATCTTCTGTCGATCCTTCCACGTCGGCTCCACTCATCAATTACGATCCTTCCAATATTAACAGTTATTCGGGAAGTGGAACCTCCATTACAAATATAGGAAGTTTGGGTGCCTTTATAGGTACACTACGTGGAAGTGTTGTCTATTCTAGTGATAATAGCGGAATCCTTGATTTTAATGGAACTAATGGTTCGTATATTACATGCCCAACGATTAATTTGGGAAATACAATTAGCGTATGTGCTTGGGTCTATCCTCGAAGACAAAATACAATTTGTGGATTGTTTACAAATGCTGCGGCAAATACACAAACAAATGGATTCAAATTCCAGTGGAATTTCTGGCAACGGAATCCAGACAGTTTAAACATAGGATTGGAGGCAGGAAACGGTTCTACTGGAGGAAACAGTTATACTCCTGACAATGTAGTTACACTTAATGCGTGGCAACATTTAGGATATGTATATGATCAAGTCAACCGACGAATTGTCTTTTTCTTGAATGGTGTTCCTACAACTGTTCTGCAAACATCTGTTGTGGCCAATGTCAATACAAATGCATTGGTGAATGTTGGAGGCTACTCAGGCGGTTTCTTCACCATGAATGCCAAACTTGGATATATCCATATATTTAATACTTTGTTGAATGCTACAGAAATTTACGACGATTTTAACGCATCCAAAACCCGTTTTGGGTTTTAAACATCCTTATTATATTTATATATGGCTTGAAACATATATAAATAATATATATTTGTTTAGTTCGTGAACAACATACCGCCACGTCCACCAAACACCTTGAACACGTTCCATAATGTAACATAAATATGAATTGTATAGTTTGGCGGAGGTGTATTACACCGTCCTCTGTTGAGAGTTACAAATAACTCCTTGCGTGCGATTTTGTCCCAATTGGCTTGTCCTGATGGACCGTATTTGCCAAATTCGGCCTTTTGGCCAAAATTATACGCATATACATATCGGTCATGAACTGCTGACTTTACATAATACTTAGCAGGAATAAACGACCGAAAGAATGAACCGCCCTCATGGACAAACCGGTCATAAGCATTATACAATAAGGTAGCACCTTGGAGTGGTTCAGAATACGACTGTTGGAATGCAGGCTGTATTTGCCAATTGTTTGCCTGGGTTGGCACAAGATAGGCATCAGGCCACCAGGGAATACTACAGGGATTTACTGGAGTATTTGGAGGTAATGTTGGAGATAAGTCACGAGTAAACAGAAACCACGCGTTGTACGTTGCGGCTTCTGGACGCTGGACAACCCACATAAGTTCCTTTGTCGGATTGCTATAGGGCACGGCCAGGCGAAATTCTGTTTGGCCCTGTGTGGCTTGTGGTGCGACGGCCTGATGCTGTTCCACGTGATACGTGAGTTCTGCTGTACGTAATGACATAGCTTCGTATTCTTCAAGGGATATGTATTCTATTAAGGCATAGGCATCTACAGGAGTGAACCGTTGAGGGAATGATATATTCGGAATGAGTTCTCCACTAATTCCCTGGATTGGGGTAGTTATATTCATAGAATATACTTTTGTAGGGGCATTGGGATTGGCTTGCCAGAATTGGCCATTTTGTAAAGGCCACATACCACCAGGTGTATTTATGGCAGAATTATATCCTGGTGTACGCGCGTCTATACGAGCGTCTGTATAAAAGAGTTGACTAATTGGTCTGAATGTTACGTGTATACGTACCATGTCCTGTTTTAGGGCTTCAATCGGCAATGCATACTGATAGACATTTGGACGACTAAACCAAAACGGAATGGGAATATAGACTTGTAGCGGCTGTTTGGTAAGCCAGGTTTTGGCAGAGAAGCCATGGGCCGCACGTTTTATCATAGCATTTTTTGATTGTGCAGATTCTATTGTTTCGTACAACTCATCAAGCAGTTCAAGCTGTAGGCTATCAAATGTTTCCACTATGGCACCTCCAATTTCAAGTTGAATTTGTTGTACAAGTGCGTGTCCTAGACTATTTGTCCAGCCGTAGACTGGACCTAGAAAGTTGCCTGGATTGTCTAAGCTTGTACCGCCAGCGGCTTTTATGGCATTGAGTTGTGTCGTATAAATATCAGGCATTGTGACAGCAAGCGTAAATCCTGATACCAACTCTCCAATACGTGGAAGCGTCATACTTACACGTTGACCAAACTCGGGTGAGCCGTCAAACTCTACACGGCACCATTGTGCTGACCAACGTGTAGTCTTTTTAAGGACTTTCACAAACTGATTAATATCTGGTTGCCCTCGTGTTGTTTGTAGACGGGCATCTGCTAAACCGCTACTTATCAGGGTTAGACTGTTTGCGGGTGTTGCGGCCATATGGTCCTCTTGCTGTTTCTGATTAAATTTGATTGCCGAATCAAACACAACACTATACGTTATCGTATACTGTTTTGTCAAGAAGACTATGGTATTTAATATTTACGAGTATGATTACGACGGTGTTTGCGTGTATTGCGACGGTGTTTGCGAGTTTTGACATTTCCGTAATATGCTGCAGATCCAGGCACAATGTTGCGACCTACTGGGCTTGGTGTACTAATAGAACCATGTGCAGAAGGTGCGTTGAATGCAGACGATGCGGCCGTTGCTGCTGATAATGCACTCCATTTTGCTCGCATATTTGCCGATGCTGCCATTGAGGCATTCATTCTACTCCTATTTGCTTTTGCCTTTGCTGAAGCATATGCTTTTCCTGCATTAGATGATTCATATGGAAAGTATGCAGCTTGTATATTCATTATATGCTGCCAATATAATACAATAATATAATCACATACAATAGTTTTCCGCTTTTCATCTGTAATGACTGATTTGACAAGTTTGATTGACTCCTTATATGCCTTACGAATCATAGCACGGATATCATCATACTCTTTTCTTGTCATACCAGCATTACGAATCGTATTTTTTAGTATTGTTGCACGCTCATTTGCCAATTTATTAAATAATTCAATACTACTGTCAGTGCTTATTTGTTCAGGGAAACCTTTATTATGTAATTGAGCATAACATGCCTTTATGGGTTCCGCAATAGAGTCCGCAATTATTTTTCCTCCACGTATAGCCGGATGAGGTACTATAAGCCCACTCGGTTCTCCATCTTCGTCTCTATCCACCTTTATTGGACATACGGGTCCTTTTGCAAACCAGGACATATTTAGAATGGAGTATGTTTTTTATTTGACTTCCTTTTATGGAGAATATAACGCAGTTAATGTTCGGGCACTTGGATCGGTTGTATTTGCCGACCACTTCGGCATCCACATATGCGGAATCACTGTTGCACGGTTGTTTCCATAAATACTATTAAAAATTTGTCGGTAATAATAGGCCTCCTGCGTCTTTGGCGGATTATGCCAGTCCGCTGTTATGGATTGTATCTCATTCAATGACGGAACAACTGTTGTAGCGTGTTCTAGGCATCTTACA